GCGCCAACCGGGAGCTGGCCACCTATTACCTCACCTACGGCCTGCCCTCCATGGGCGACACCACCCTGGGGCCGGTGGTGCCGCAATATGCGGAAGAACTGATCCGCAGCCGCTTCCCCTATCTGACCGATGCGCAGCTGCGCGACAACCAGCCTTTCAGTCCTGCCTGGGCGCTGCGCGCATTGGTCCTGTATGACCGCCAGTTGTTCCAGCGTGCGCCGGCCCACTATTCGGCACGCGACCGCATGTGGGTGGCTCTGCGGGGCTACAACGGCGGGGAGGGCCACTGGCGCGCAGAGGCGGCAACCACGGGGCTGACCAGGCCGACGCGCGGCCAGGTCGATGCGGCATGCGGCAGGGCCCGTCGCGCCGCGCTGCACTGCGCAGAAAACCTCGGCTATCCCCACCGCATCCTGGTCGTGCTGCAGCCGCGCTATCTGCAATGGGGGCCGGGACTATGAACCGGGCCGCTCTTGTTCTTTCCATCGTGCTCGTCGGGCTGCTGCTGACCGCTGCTGCCGGCGTCGTGGGCTATCGGCGCGGCCATGCGGCGGGCTTGGCAGCCGAGGTGGCTCGTCAGGATGCAGCCGCTGTGCAGGAGCTCACCAGCCTCATCACATCGCAGCGCGATCTGATCGACCAAGCCAACACCGCCAGCGCAGGCCTGCGCGAGACCATGGCCGCCCGCGTTGTGCAGGACCAGCGTTTTTCCAAGGAGTTTCGTAATGCGCTCAAGCTTTCGGCTGCTGCCCGTGCTGGCTGCCGCTTTGATGATGACAGCGTGCGCCAGCTCGGCGCTGCGCGCGACCGCGCCGCTGCAGCAACCTTCGGCAGTGGTTCCGGCAGCAGCAATGCAGCCATGCCCGGTGCCTCCAATTCTCTCCAGCGGTGAGGCCGACGACGTGGCCGCCGCTCTGATGGACATGTATGGCCTCTACGGGCAGTGCGCCGCGTTGCATGCCGACCTGGTGCGGGTGCTGGAGGGCGGTCGATGAAAGAGGAAATCAGCCTGGGGCTGCAAATCATCGCCGGGGTGCTGCTGCCCGTAGCGACGGCCATCTACACCTGGATTGCCACCCGCGACAAGGACAACACGGTGCACATCAAGGCCGTGGAAGAGGCGCTGGGCAAGCAGATGGCGGCACTGCTCAGCCGCACGGACAAGCTGGAAACCCAGGTGAAGTACATGCCGACGCCGCAGCAGTTGTCCGAGCTGCAGGGCGACATGCAGGCCATGCAGGCGACTCAGGAGGCCATCCAGCGCGATATGACCACCGTGCGCATTTCTCTGAACCGGATTGAAGACTATCTGCTGAAGAAATAGACCATGAACGATTTTGCAACCCATCTGGCCGAGGATCGGCGCCTGGTGATCCTGCGCGTGCTGCTGGAGAGCGCCGGCTACACCGCCAATGAGTACCTGCTGCACTCCATGGCGGAGCGGCTGGGCCATGTGGTCTCGGCCGACCGCATCCAGACGGATCTGGCCTGGCTCAAAGAGCAGGGCTTGATTGCCGTGGACGAAGTCGCAGGCGTGCGGATTGCCAAGCTGATGGGCCGGGGCGAAGACGCGGCGCGCGGTCGGGTCGAGGTGCCGGGCGTCAAGCGCCCTCGGGCGGGTTGAGCCATGGCGCGCAAGTCCACTGTGGCCAAGCAGGATGAGACCATCCTGCAGGAGGTGCATGCACTGATTCGCAAGGGCTGCACCATCAACGAGATCTTCGAGGCGCTTAAAGCGCTGGGCACTGGCGTTTCGCGCTCTGCCACAGCGCGCTACGTCAAGAATGAGCGCGAGAGCATGCAGCAGATGATCCAGGCGCAGACGGTGGCCCGCGCCTGGGTGGAGAAGTTCGGCAAGGAACCCGATGGCGATGTGGGTCGGCTGCTGCCGCAGATGCTGGAGGCCATTGCGTTTCGCACCATGGACAGCATGGCCGATGGCGAGGAAGTCTCTCCCAAGGAAGTCAGTGTGATGGCGCGTGCCCTCAGAAATTTGAGCGGCACCAAGCGCGAGAACATCGATATGGAGCTGATCCTGCGCAAGGCCCGAGAAGATGAACGCCAGCAGCTGCTGGCAGAGCACAAAGCGGCTCTGGAGGCCATGCCCAACAAGGGCGGCGTCACTGCCGACACCAAGGCCAAGATCCGCGAAGCATTGGGGATCGTATGAAGCTCAAGGGCCGAGCCAAGTGCATCCCCCTCGACCGCGAGGCCATCTTCCTGCCGTTCCAATCGGAATGGATTAAGGATGCCTCCCGCATCAAGCTCATGGAGAAGTCGCGACAGATCGGCATCAGTTGGTCCACGGCCTATGGCGCGGACGAGCGCGCGGCTGCTCAGGGCGCGCGATTTGACGAATGGGTGAGCAGCCGCGACGACATCCAGGCCCGGCTGTTCATTGAGGACTGCAAGCTGTGGGCCGGCATCATGGGCATGGCCGCGCAGGACATGGGCGAGGTCGTGCTCGATGCCGACAAGAAGCTCAGCGCCTATGTGCTGCAGTTCGCCAGCGGCCGGCGCATCCACAGCATGTCCAGCAACCCGGATGCACAGGCCGGCAAGCGAGGCAGCCGCGTCCTGGACGAATTCGCGCTGCACCGTGAGCAGCGCAAGATGTGGGCCATTGCCTATCCAGGCATCACCTGGGGCGGCAGCATGGAGCTGATCAGCACGCACCGGGGCTCGTACAGCTTTTTCAACCAGCTGGTGCGCGAGGCCCGCCACGGCGGCAACCCCAAGAAAATCAGCCTGCACCGGGTCACCCTGCAGGATGCGCTGGACCAAGGTTTTCTCTTCAAGCTGCAGCAGGCCTTGCCCGCCGATGCCGAGCAGCAGGACATGGACGAGGCCGAGTACTTCGACTTCACCAAGTCAGGCGCAGCAGATGCGGAATCGTTCGACCAGGAGTACATGTGCATCCCGGCTGACGACGACGCCAAGTTTCTGGAGTACGGGCTGATCACGGCGTGTGAGTACCCGGGTGGTACCGACTGGCGACGCGGCCTGCAGGGGCCGTTCCAGGGCCGTTTGTTCGCTGGCGTGGACATTGGCCGCAAGAAGGACTTGACGGTGCTGTGGGTGGTCGAGCAGCTGGGCGACGTGTTCTACACGCGGCACGTCGAGGTCATGGAGAAGATGCGCAAGAGCGACCAGGAAAAGATTCTGTGGCCCTGGTTCGAGATCTGCGACCGCATCTGCATCGACTCCACGGGCCTGGGCATCGGATGGACCGACGATGCACAGGATAAGTTCGGCGAGCACCGCGTCGAAGGCGTGAGCTTCACCGGCCAGGTCAAGGAAGCCTTGGCCTACCCGCTCAAGGGCGCCATGGAGGATCGCAAGATCCGCATCCCCGAAGACCCGAAGATCCGCGCCGACCTGCGCAAGATCCAGAAGACCACCACTGCGGCCGGGAACATTCGCTTTGTCGCAGATGGCGACGACAGCACCAAGGTCAACGGCCACGCCGACCGCTTTTGGGCGCTGGCACTGGCCCTGCACGCGGGCAGCAATCCATCTGCCCCCATCGAATTCATGAGCGGTGGCCCGCGTGACAGCAGTCAGCCGCTGGGAGACTTCATCAATGGCTAAAAATCACCGCAACCGGCAACCAACCTCGGCCCAGACCTCGGCCACCATGGCGGCCGCAGAGCTCAATACCGAGTTCGCCAACCGCCTGCGCGACCCCTTCGAGCAGAACTACATGGGGGTGTTGCGCACCAATGACCCTCTGCTGCTGGAACGGGGCAATGGCGGTGTCGAGCTGTACCGCGACCTGCGCCGCGACGGCAAAGTGTTCTCCGGTCTGCAAAAACGCCAGTTGTCCTTGATCGGCAAGGCCTGGCAGGTGGAGCCGCGCGTCAAGGACAACGCCAAAGCCACGCAGGACGCCGAGACCCTCACCACCATCCTCAAAGGCTTCGCCTTCGACAAGCTGTGTGCCGATCTCCTCGAGGCGCTACTGGCCGGGCACGCCATCGCCGAGATCATCTGGACCATCCGCGACGACCTGGTCGTGCCAGCGCGTGTCGTCAAGCGCGCCCAGCGGCGCTTTGTCTATGTCCAGGACGACGAGCACAGCCCACCCCGGCTGCAACTGCTCACGCGCGAGAACATGCTGACCGGCTTGCCCGTCCCTGAGCGCAAGTTCATCGTCCACCGCGTCAACCCCGAGGACGACAACCCCTACGGCACTGGCCTGGGCCTGCAGCTCTTCTGGCCCGTGTTCTTCAAGCGCAAGGGTATCGTCGCCTGGAACAAGCTGTGCGACCGCTTCGGCTCGCCCACGCCGCATGGCAAGTACCCTCGCCAGGCCAGTCCGAAGGAAAAGGGCACGCTGGCCGACGCGCTGCGAGCCATGAGCAACGACGGGTACCTCATGACGCCCGAGGGCATGGAGATCGCGCTGCTGGAAAGCAAGCTCAGCGGCAACGTGACCACGCAGCAGCAGCTGTGCGAGTACATGGACGACTGGATCAGCGAGGATGAGAGCGAGTAATGTGCTGTACAGAAAAAGTCCACGACATTAATCCTAGATTAACTAATTAGTCTTTATTTTTAAAGCAAAGGTCTATTGTAATTGGATGAAATAAATTACTAATGCTAACGAAACTAATAGAATCCTGTTTAGAACCATATATGTTAATACCAAACATCCTCGTATTCATGACATCTGGAAATAGTAAAATCTCATTTTTAAATTGAAAATGATAAATCAATCTATGATAAAGTTCCTTTCGTAGGTCACGGGCTTTAGGATCTTCGTAAATACCCTCTGGATCGCTTTTTGGGGTGTGTTTTATCGTCTTGAAAACAACAAAACCTTCGTAAATGGCGATCGGATTTGGGGTGTGTTTTTGTTGTCCTTTTCTTGTCCTCTGCGTTTTTTGTTAAGGGGCTCTGGGTTTTTGT